GTTCACGGCTCTTGTAACGTACATTGCCCGTATCAAAATCACCATCCATTGAATTCTGCAGGGGCATACGTTCGAAGTGCTTCAGGCCGTTAGGCACATCAGTGGTCAAGAACCAAGTGTTGGTCGAGGTCAAGAAGTGGTTAACGGTGTAACCTTCAGGAACAGAACCGTTGTTCTTGATGGCGTTGATGTCGTTGTTGTTAGTACCGACGCGGAGTTCAGTATCCAACAAACGAGTAGCAACGAACATCAGGCTTGGGGGAACCACCAATTTCTTGGGTTTAGCGGCGATCAACAGACCACGTTCATCCGTCCACGCAGCGATTTGAATGACGGCTGCTTCGAGGGCAGTTTCGTTCAAGTCAGAAGGGGTAGTGAAAGTGTTAGCGTTAGTACCACCGTTAACCAAGGGGTGAGCGGTAGAGAACAAAGATTGACCGTCGCCGCCAACATAAGCAGCGTTGTAACCATTGTTCAAAACTGCAGCAGCCTTGACTTGCTTGGTGTAAGCCATAGCACGAGCCAAACCTTTGGTGTAGCGAGCAGACAAACTGTCGTACAAGTTATCTTCGATCGCTTCTTCAGTGATCGAGAAACCCAAAGCAATGGTTTCGTGGTTGTAACGGGTGGTCCAAGCTTCTTGCGCGTTGTCATAAGAAATTGCGCTGCCTTCATTCTTCACCGGAGCGGCGGAGAAGCCAGACAGTTTGGTTTCTTCTTCAAACGAACGTTCAGAAGTTTCGGTTTCATAAATTTCTTTATGTTCTTCACCGTAACGGGCGTACTCCAAACCGAACAAAGCGTTCAAGCCGGGGAGCAGTTCTTTAAGTAGTTGTGCGCGTGAAATAGCCATTTTAAATTACTCCTTAAGCACCGGTAGCGTTCAAGTAGTTGTGGTAACCGAAGTTCCACTGTACTTGCACTTCTGGGTAGCCAACAAAAGACAAAGATGTACCAGCAGGAACTGACACGGTGGTAGACAGGGTCAAAGTTGTACCGTTGACGTTGGTCACGGTCAAGAATTGGCCTGCATACGCGCCAGAAACGCTAGGAGCGATCAGTTGCATACCGGGTTGGATGGCGCTGTTGGCAGCAGTGATGGTCAAAGTAGCACTGCTAGAAGTAGCATTGCCGCTGATAGCGGTAACAACAACAGCAGTGTCAGGAACCACGGACACAACACGGAAAGGAGCGCTCGAAGTAACACGGGTGTTACCTTGAGTACCAGAGGTGATAACGCCACCGGTCAAGCCCATAGCAGANTCACCAGTGTTGGTGTTGCCAGAAGCGGAACCGCCGTTAGAACCTTGGGTAACCAAGTACATGTTGGAGCCGATGAACGAGGGGTTCACGTAGCCAACAGTAGCACCGGGAGTGTTAGACACAGAAGAAGTGCCTTGGGTCAAAACAGCTGCTTGGAACACTGCGAACGGATCGTCCACAACGTAACCTTGTTGGCTGTTAGGGCCATAAGCGCCGCCGTTAGTAGCAGTGTTAGCTGCATAGAATTGTGCACGAACGGTTTGGCTCATGCTGTTGACGTATTGAGCGCCAACAAACACGCCGATAGCACCAGCGCCAGAAGAAACCGACGAAGCTGCACCAAGTGCGGTAACGGCCAAAGTACCACCGCTAATGCCGACGACGTCGCCATTGAAGAGGTTATAGCCATAGTTGTAGGAGATAGGGATCAAACGGGTAGAACCCGCAAATACCCGACCCCCAGACAGGCTTACGGGCTTCAAGCCGTAAGCTGCGGGAACGATAGGATAAGCCATTTGTAAACTCCTAAAAATTAAGAACCTTTACCGAACGATATCGTTGACTTGCGTTCTGCAAACAACGGCATGCGCGGGTCACTATTTTTCATGAAGTTATTGTCCACAGATTCCATTTGAGCTCGGTTTTGTTGAGCGTAGTAGTCATCACGCTGCTTGATGAACTCTTCAGGAATACGGCACAACAACAAGCCACCAACTTCAATGTTGCCTTTAAAGCGACCTTCGGTTGAGGCGTGCATCATCAGTTCAGGATAATCTTCTGCTTTGCAGGGTTCATACCCTTCACGAAACTTGGATGAAATATTGCTTGGGTCTGAACCTCCCAAAACACTGGTGCGAATATACCGATGTTTCCAGCCCGGACGTTCGTCAGGCATTGGCAACACTTCTGGCGGACGCCAATGGGTAATACGCGATTCAGTTGTACGAGAGTCCGCTGTACGACTAGCGCGGTTTTGAGTTTCAGCCATATTAAATATTCCTTCCGTTTAATTCCGCAACCTTCTTAGCATAGGTTTCCAAAGGAACCCCAAGCTTTTTGGCGATTTCCACCTGCGTCTTAGTAAGTACGATTTTCTTGGTAGCAGTACTTCTAGTGGCGGGTGCAACTACATTAGCCCTCGACCGCTGAGTGGGCGCATCAGCCGACGAGTCCTGACCAAACTGGTCAGGGAATCTTTCCCTCATCTCCGTGTCAATGCGACGGTAGTAGTCATCACTGGTGGGAGATATACGTTCATTATTAACCAAATCTTCGTGCAGTGCCATAGCATATGCAGTCATTTTGCGATTTTGTCCAAACCAAGGGTTTTGTTCCTGCCAATTTTCAGCTTTTGGGTCTGATCTTTGTGCAGGTTGTTGGGGTTGGAACTGATAATCAGTCTGCTGAATAGGGGGCGGCGTGTAACTATGTACCTTGTCCGCTTTGATTTTGACTGCCGTCATTGCTTCTTGCGCGGCAATTAATGCTTCAGAATCCCCTGCTTCGTAGGCAGCTTTGTAATTGCGCTTTGCTTCTTCCAATTCACTTTGGACAACGCGTTTAGCTTGGTCCAGTAAAGCAACTTGGCCTTCAGACAAAGAACCTTTTAGGCGCTTGTTCTCTTCAGCAATAGCTTGCGCTATCCGAATAGCTTCTTCTTGGGCGCGTTGGGCGGCTTCCTTAGCGCGGCGTTCTTCATGGTAGCCCTTAGTAAAGTGCTGAATACGCTTACGCACGCTGTCATCGTACTTATTAAGTTCGTCATCAGTCAGCTCCTTAGGGGGCTCATCCATTGGCTTACGCCCTTGATCTTTAGGCGGGGTGTCATCCACCGTCTCAATTTCAAACTCGGGCTCTGCCTCAACAGCTTTGGCTTTGGTATCTTCGACTTCGTCGGGGAATTTGAATGGCTCCATATATCCTCCTTAAGAAGCACGGGTGATACCGCGTGGGTCTTCAACCACCGCTTCAACCGAGTCATCATTGATGATACGGAATTCACGGCCATGAATTTTCAGGCGTGTACCAGAGTTGGGACGAACAATTACGAAATCGCCTACCTTACAAGACGGCCCATTGGGGAAACGGGTTGCATCTTTATAAGCATCAGGACCCATCTTTACCACGAACAGCACTGGGGTCAGTACTTCTTCATAGTGCATGGATTGGGACGATTTAACAATCCCAATTTCACTGTCTGCAAACTCTTCCATTGCTTCGGGAACGACGCACAGCAGGTGGAATCGCACAGGTTCAGGTAGTTGCTTTGCCTTTTGCTCAGCGTCTTTATTCAAGATACTGGATAGGTCAATAGCACTTAAGTCAAACTCAGTCATCTTCAGCTTCCTTCAATCTTCGCACGAGGTCGGCTATCTCACGTTGAGCAAGGGCAAGACCCCGGATTACCCCGCTCATATTTTGGTACTCACCAAAATCCTTTGCAGTCCCGTCGCCAAGGGGACCGATGTAAGTTTGTTTCAGCTCTTCCAGCTTTTTGGCCAAGTGTTCAAGAATTTGGTCGTTCATTCTTCACCTCCAGCTGGGTTTTGCGTGTTTTGGATTTGCGCGTCCTTCATATCCAAGTTCTTTTGATGCAGTTGTTGCTGGTTAACTAAATTAACCACATGCTTCTGCTGTCCTTGTTGGGTCTGAACTTGGTGGTTGTGCACGTTGTGCAGCGCATTAATTACTTGGTTAGAAGATTTCTGGTGCACGTCTTGCTGGTGCTTCTCTTCCTTGTGGCGCAAGTCTTGGAGTTGGCCCAGTGCTGCCATCGTTGGGTTAGGGGCAGCGGCTGTAGTTGCTTGTGCTTGTGCATGGGCTTGGTGCGCTTGAGCTTGGGCCTGTTGAGCCTGAGCCTGCGCACTTGCCATCGCAGCTTGTGACTGCGCTCCAGCCTGTTGAGCCTTAATTTGCAGCTCTTGTTGTTTGATCTGCAGGTCGCCTTGGACTTTTTGTGCTTTAGTCTGGGCTTCTTGTTGCTTGATCTGCAATTCTTGCTGCTGCATTTGGACCAAGGGGTCTTGTTGCTGCTGCTGAGCTTGCTGTTGTGCGGCTTGACCCTTGCTTTGTTGGAGCAACTGCTGTGCGGCCTGAGCCACCAGACGGGACATCTTGACTTCAACTTCAGGAGAGAGCTCAGCATCAGGCTGCGGAAGCGTTGCGCCCAGCTGTTTCTCAATTTCTGTACGGTATTTGAACGCCAAATGCTCTGTAATATGCGCCATTATTGCGGCTTGGATAGCCTGTGCATTGGGATTTTGACCGATTTGCTGGGCTAAAAGCGGGTCTTGCATCATTGACTGGTGAACTGCAATATGCGCGTCTTGGTCCTGATACATGAACGCTTTTACTGGTTTTCCGGTCATTAAAGCCATGTTTTCGCTGATTGGGTCCTTCGGTTTCATGTCGTCAGGCAGCGGAACCAGCTTTTCACCGTTCTTAACACCCAAAACATGGATCATTTGACGGTGTAATTGGGGCAAATCGTAGATTTGTGGGGCTTGTTGGGCCAGCTGCATGACCGCTTGGTACTGCATAATCCGCTGAGCCATGGTCGAGCTGTTGGGATCGCTGACCGGAATGACCGCAACCATGTCGTAATCCGACTGTTTGGCTTTGGCGTCGCCACCTTCTGGGTCGTATGGGTAGCTTTTTGGCGTATCTTCGCGGATGATTTCCTTCAAAAGCTTGAATTCTTGCTTCATCGCGTAGTGAATACGGGCCTGAACCGCGCTCATGGTCTTGAGTTGGCGTTCCAACAAAGCCATTGTGGTCCCCACGGGGGAGCCAGCACTCATATCAGCTACGTTCAAGTCAGCGGTAGCCCCCAAACGACGGGCTTCGTCCGTAATTTTGTCCAACAACATAGACAAAACTTGGCTTGGCTCCTTGTATGGGAGTGGCATAATGTTGTCACGGATCGAACCAGAAGGCACATCCACGTCCCGGAATTCGCCGGGGGCAATCGGCGTATCGTCACCCTTAACACGCAAGCCGCGTGCTTTCAAACCACCGGGNAAATTGGACAACGTACCAGCGTCAATAAGCTGGCGAATAAGACTTGTACCCGCACGGGCATAACCACCGATCAAGTGGATGTAACCAAACCCGTATGCACCGAAGCCGGGGATATAGTCGTACTGTACGAAGTGTTCGCGCTTAAGGCACTTGNTGTCGTCAGCGTCCCAGTTGCGGCGGATAGCCAAAACTTTTTGTGAACCCTTGTCNATCGTAATCACATAGGGCAGTGCAACGTCATCTTCCTCGTCATAGCCGGGCAGGTTGTATTCAATGTGCACTTCATAAATTTGATAGCGGTCGTCGTCACTAAGGGAATACCCTTGCTCGTCCGCTTTGCGCTTCTCAACATCAGTGTGCGTCAAGATAGGCTCGCCTAGCTCGATATCACGGTACATACCAGCAGCTTGAAGTTTCTTGACCTCATTCTTGGTCTTACGCAT